CTTGTTTCAGACGTTCATCGTCCATAGCAAAGCCTTTTATCATGTATTCTTTAAGGACAGAAGTTGCCCAGATGCGGAAGCGCGTAGCACGGTGTGAGTTCACACGGTAGCCTACGGAGATTATAGCGTCGAGGTTGTAAAAAGTAATATTTCTTGAAACGTCCCTGCCACCCTCATTTTGAACTACCGAGAATTTCTCGGTAGTTGAATCTTTACTTAATTCTCCGTCATAATATATATTCTTCAAATGAAGAGAAATGTTATCAGTAGAGCAGCCAAACAGCTCCGCCATAGCATTTTGTGTTATCCAGATGCTTTCATTCTTAATGACAGCGTTTACTGATACATCATCTTCATCAGAATGGTATAGTAAAAACTGCATTTCTTTGTTTATGTCATTCATGTTGTATCAGCTCTTTTATGGTTTGAACTCCTGTTTTTTGGCAGGGGGAATTTTAATATGTGTCATTGCTGAGGACATCAAGATGCCGTCTGTAACGCTTCGGGATATTTATACCTACAAGGTATCCGATAGAGTGCAGGAAGTTTGATATTACCGCAAAGCCGTCCTTGTAGAACGCTTCTATGCGCTTATCATTGAATGGTATCCCCTTGTAGTCCGGCGGACAGATGAAAGTCCAGTCTGCACCGCTGCGGTCGAGGACTATGCGGAAGAACTTGTCGATGTCGGTATCCTTGAAGCCGGCATTCATCAGCAGGATATGATGCTCCATAGCCTCATCTATCTGGCTCATAATGGCAGTCTCACCGTTAAAGGAAATGAGTACCAGCAGCGGCTCGTCTGCTGCCATTACCTTGCTTACGGCTTCCTCAGATGGATATTTTACTATATTCATATCTCTGCCCCTTTATCCAGATATTTTCTCAGCTCTGTGAGCCACTGCGGTATATCTCCGCCTTTGGTTATGAGCTGACCGTTGCGGTACTCAGCTTTTTCTGCAAATCCGTTCTCGTTGTCGAAAAATCTGACCTCGTTGCAGTAGGGAAGCACCTTTGCAAGGTCATCAAAGCGCTTGAGGTAACGTCTTTCAACGTCAGCGGACGGTATATCGTGACCGCCCTTTTCAACACGGTTCTTAATGCGCTTGATACTCTCATTTGCGGAGCTGATGCCTACATAGTAAAGTCTTATGAAGTAATCGAGCTCACGGGCTTTCTGTATGGTTTTCAGTGTTCTCACGCCTGAGAGAGTGGTCTCCTGAGTGAAGTTTATACGTTTGCTGAGACAGTCATCTATCAGAGCTATTGCAGCCTTGCCGCCCTTTATGCGGTCGCCGCCGAATGAAGCATTGAGCTTGTCGGTGTCGATGATGATACCGAGGTCTGAGTTCTCAGCCGTCAGAACACCGGAAAGACTGCTCTTGCCTGCGCCGTTTACTCCGCCTATTATCGTGTATATGTTCATAAGCTACCTCCTTATTCCACCGCGCTCATAAAATAGACCGCCTTGCCGAGGATGCGTATGCGGTCAAGATCCTCATTCTGATAGACGAGAGGCTTATACTTCGGGTTCTCAGCAACGAGCTGGAGCAGGTTGTCTTCTTTGTAATAGTAAACACGTTTGAGCGTAGCCTCATCCTCAATGATAACAGCTGCGATCTCGCCGTTTTCAACCATAGGCATTTCCTTTATAAAAACGATATCCCCCTCATATATACGGGCGTTAATCATGCTATCGCCCTTTGCGGTAAGGCAGAAATCGGCGTTGATATCCATATCTGCCATAATATAGTGTTCCTTATCTTCATCAGCAAAGACAGGCTCTCCGCAGGCTATCTCGCCCAGCATCGGAAAGCGCTTCATCTTTATGGGCTTGATGTTGTCGTATTTTGCGTAAAGTTCATCGAAAGGATCAACAGCTCGGAGTTCTATTTCCCAACCCATAAGGTATGCTGGAGTAACACCTAATGCTTTTGCTAATGGTTCTAATACAGTGGTTGGAAGCTTTTCAATTTCGTTACTTTCATATCTGTATATAGTAGCACGATTTTTATGGAGCATTTCAGCGAGTTCATCGACTGACAAGCCAAGCTCTTTGCGTCGTTGCTTTATTCTTTCACCAATAGTCATTATCTATCACCAACTTTTCTGTTTTTTGTATTATAACACGATATTCGCAAAAATGCAATAGAGAAAATGTAACTTTACAAAAAAAATCTCAAAAAGTGCGAAAAGGTATTGACAAACGTTTGAGAGCGTGGTATTATAATATCAAGAAAGTCGCATATATGCGACAAAGGACAAGAGGTGATACAATGCTTAATGTTCAAAAGTTAAAAGCAAAGATAGTTGAAAAAGGCAAGAATGTTGAATGTGTATCCGCTGATATAGGCATCAATCCGGCTACTTTTTATCGTAAAATGAAGAACAATTCATTTTACGATAAGAGAAGCGGATAGACTTATCGAGGTTCTTTCTCTTAATTATGATGAAGCAACATCAATTTTTTTTAGCGATACAGTCGCGTAAATGCGACAAACTAACCAAAAGCAATCACTCACAGCGATAAAGGAAAGGAGGGGGAGGAGTGGAAAAGGAAGAGCAGGAGCAGGAAATGAAAAATCCTGCCGCAACTGGTACGGCAGGAAAGAAGACAAACTATGCATCGATATTTTGGAAATGGTTTATTATTGGCTTTTTTACAAGAGCAGTAATAAGTTTCTTGGCTCACATTCTATAACGATTGAAAGGGGCATGAACTATGTCGAAGATAACGAAGGAGACGAGCAGAGGTGAGCAGGGAGTGGTTCATAGATTATGCCGAGCACGTACTCAGAGCAATAGATATAGAAACTCACAGGCTTGAGCTTCGCGGCTGGATAACTAAAAACGGAAGGCAAATCCTGATCGGAGATGACGGAGGAGGTTCTTCCAGCGGAGCAGGCGAGAGTATTGACAAATCCGCGAAAAGTGGTATAATAAAGCCAGAGGAAGTATCTGCTACTGGTAAGAATGAACTTAGGAAAAAGGGCTTTCCAAGCAAGCAGAAGCTGAATAATCACTGGCAGAACGGCAGAACACACGCTGAAGAATACAAGCCTGACGGTATAACGACCAAAGAGCAATATGAAAAGCGGGGCGTAGAGCTTGCTGAAAGTGCTGCTGACGGAAAGAAAATCTTAGGTTATAAGACCAAAGAAGGCCATATCTGCCGTTATGATGTCAAGAAAAACGACTATGTTAAGGCAAATGTTAACAAAGGGCTAATAACCTTGTTTAAGCCAAGAGAAGGCGTTGAATACTATAAGCGTTTCGAGAAAGCAGAAGGTGTAAAGGAATGAAAGATGAAAACTTGATTTGTCCTGTTTGCAGACAGTTCTATTTCGAAGAAAAGGACAGTTTTGATTTATGCCCTATTTGCGGTTGGTTTGATGATCTTATTCAGCGTGAAGATCCTGACTATAAGGGAGGCTGCAATCATAGAAGCCAAAATCAGCACCGCGAACAGTGGAAAAACGGTACTCTTCCTGACTATATCTATGACCTTATCGAACAGAATAAAGACAGATTACCGTCTAAGTAATTAGGCGGTTTTCTTATACCCATTTGTGCAGTCAACTGCACAGAGAAAGGAGCTGACTGAGAATTGACATAGTAAAGGACAGCCGGGCATACAAGTATGCTCTGTGGTGTGCAGAGTCTGATAATCACTATGTCGGACGGTATGTCAAACGGCAGGCGGAGCAGTGGCTCGCTGTCGTCAACGGTAAAAATGCCGCAGCATACGTCTGCGAGAAACGCTGGAAGAAGATAACAAAGCTTCTGAAGCTTATCATGCACCCGGATCTCGGTCACTCAATGTACGAGGGACTTGAAGATTATGCAGTATTGTTTATATATGCTCTGTTTTGTACTAAGCGCAGGAGTGATAATCTGCGGTATTATGAGACAGGGCTTTTAGAGATCGCACGTAAGAACTTCAAAACGTTCACGTCTGCGGTCATTTTTATTATCGGTCTCCTGACAGAGCCACAGTTCAGTCGCTTTTTCAGTGTAGCTCCTGACCTGAAGCTGTCAAGCGAGCTGCACAATGCTGTAAAGAAGATAATAAAATCAAGTCCTTACATAGCTGACGAGAAGATATTCAAGTTGATGCGTAAGGAGGTGCGCTGCAAGCTGACAGAGTCAGAGTTTACTCCTCTTGCGTATTCTCAGGACAGGCTTGACGGTAAACAGGCGAATATGTTCCTTGCTGACGAGTGCGGCGATATGGATAATTATCCCATTGAAGCTATGCGCTCATCGCAGATAGCACTCAGAGAGAAGCTTGGTATCATCATATCAACGCAGTATCCGAACGATAATAATGCAATGATAGATGAAATCGACAAGTCAAAGAAGGCGCTTGACGGTCTGAACGACTATGAGAAACGCTTCTCACTGCTGTATGAACCGGACGATGAGTTTAAGACAGGCGATATTTGGCAAACCTCGGACATTGCACTTTATCAGGCAAATCCTGCGGCTTATGCACACGACTATATGTTTGCCGAACTCCTGAAAAAGCGGCAGGAAGCCATCCTTTATGAGAACAGCCGCCCGAATTTCCTGTGCAAGCATATGAACATTCTCTACAAGGGACTCGGAGTTGAGGGCTTTGTGGATATAACGAAGGTCAGGCTATGTAAAGCTCCGAAAGATAATGGATTCTGGAGTGGCAGGCAGGTCTATATCGGACTTGATCTGTCACAGACCGATGATAATACTTCGGTCGCTATGGCAGCATATGACGAAATCGAGGATCTGATATATGTAAAGGTGTGGGGCTTTATTCCGGCTGACAGCATAGAAAAGAAATCACAGAAGGAAAAAGTGAACTACAATAAACTTATTTCCAATGGTGACTGCTTCGCCTGCGGTGATGAAGTCATAGATTACGGCTTTGTTGAGCGGTTCATACAGTCACTTCCGGAGAAATACGGTGTGGAGATCGTGCAGTTAGGTTTCGACCGGTACAATGCTATATCTACGGTTCAGAAACATGAAAGTGGAGAAGAGCCTATCGAATGTGTTGAGATCAAGCAGCATTCCAGCGCCCTTCATCGTCCGACAAAGCTGCTGAAAGAATATATTCTCAGTCAGAAGTTCAGGTATGAAGAAAACCAGATGCTTGAGATAAACTTCGAGAACTCACGCTGTACACAGGATACTAACCTCAATCAGTATGTCAACAAAAAGAAGTCTGCCGGCAAGGTCGATATGGTAGTATCAGTTATAAATGCGTTGTTCCTTTTGCAGGTAAACGTTCTCGATAACATGGATCAGGGCTTCGGCTGTCAGATAATATGAAAGGAAGTGTTCAAAATAGGACTTTTCAGAAGGAAAAAGAAGCAGGAAATAAGAGCGGATACTCCGTCAGGAGCTGAGACATCAATACTGACATTCTTCGGTATTACTGGAGAACTCACCAGAGAGGCAGCGATAAGCATACCGACTGTATCTGCTTGTATCAACAAGATAGGTGATACGATTTCGCAGCTTCCGGTGAAGCTATACAAGCGTGACGAGGAAGAGGTCACCGAAATATACGATGATCCGCGTATTAAGCTGCTCAACGGCAATACCGGCGATACACTCAGCACAGTAGATATGTGGAAGGCGGCTATCGAGGACTATTACCTCGGCGGCGGTGCATGGATATACGTCAACAGTGACGGTTTGAATACAAAAAGCCTGAATTATGTCGACAGCACCAATGTGAGTTATCTGTGTAATCAGGATCCTATCTTCAAGGCGTTTCGTGTGCAGATAAATGCGGTCACTTACTATGATTTTCAGTTCATTAAGCTCCTGAGAAAGACCAGAGACGGCTATACCAATATACCGTTGCAGAAGGAAGCTTCCGCGATACTGTCCGCAGCGTGGAACTCTCTGAAACTTGAGAACATGATGAACTCCAACGGCGGATGTAAGCCCGGCTTTTTGAAGTCGAAGAACCGTCTCTCGGACGCTGCTATTGCATCTATCAAGGAAGGATATGCGCGGGTATACGACAATGAGGACAATCGGGAGAAAATACTTGTGCTCAATGACGGAATAGACTTCGAGGCTATATCATCAACGGCGGCAGAACTCCAGATGAACGAGAACAAGAAGACCAACAGCATCGAGATCTGTAAGCTGTTTGGCTTCCCTCACACGGTCATTGACGGCGGAGCTACCGAGGACGATAACAAGAAGTTTATAGCGGCAGTAATATCAATAATCAATCAGATCGAGACTGAGCTCGACAACGTTCTTTTGCTGGAATCCGAGAAGGAGCAGGGGTACTACTGGGCATTCGACACGAAGGAACTCACACGCGGCAGCTTAAAGGAACGTTATGATGCTTACGAGATCGCTGTCCGGAATAACATTCTTCAGGTGGATGAAATACGCCGCGAAGAGGACTATGAACCGCTCGGCTTCAACTTCATTAAGCTTGGCTTGCAGGATGTTCTCCTCAATCCCGAGACAATGGACGTATTCACGCCGAATACAGGACAGACTAAGAATCTGAAAACAGGCGAAGAGAGAGCAGACGGTATGGAACTCAGGGAGTACATACAGCTTCCAAACGGCAAAATGAACGGCAGCACCGGCGGCAATAACGGCGGCAAGTCCGGAGACAGTTCAAAAAGCGGCGGAAAATCAGCGAAAAAGGTTGACAAAACTGAGAAAAGTGATATAATTGACTTTGAAAAGAATAAAAAAGAACTTGAAAAGGCTATTGCTGACGGTAAAATTGTCACAAAGCTTGATAAAAAAGCTCAATTAGCTCATAAGAAAGACTCGGCTGAGTATTTGAAGCGTATAGCTGAAGGGAGAATGCCAAGCTATACTGAAATGAGCAATATGGAAATTCAAAAAATTATTAATACTTATTCACTCACTGGCAAAGTCCGTAAAGGACAAGATGGACAATTTAGAGAGACTATTTCGCTAAAAGAAAATATCGGAATGTTTGGTGATTTGAGAACAGGAAAATATATTCCTACACATCGCGCAACCATTCATTATTCAAAAAAAGGGACTCATTTAGTTCCGTCGGCACCTATTGAAGGAGATTGAACATGGTTAGCTTATATGATGCATTGGGCAAAAAGGTTAAGCTTGTCGATAGTGATGATAATGAAATTATTGCTGTCGCTGATTTATATGAGACAGAGGATGACAGTGGATACGATGAGCCTATCATTGGCTTAACAAATGGTCAATATTATCTTCAATCTGAAATAAAAAGTCTCGAAATAATTAATTAAACCGTTCTCAATGAGGGCGGTTTTTTTATGCCCATTTGAAGGAGGTGAGGGAATGGATGACTGGAAGGACAGGCTGAAAGCTGAGTACGCTCAGACAAAGGAACGATATGAGAAACTGAAAGTCTATAATAACAAGCAGGAAGTTGAAGCCTATCTGCTCAAAGACGTTGCAGAAGAGCCGGAAGATATGTACAGCAGGGCGCTTCTGAAAAAGCAGCAGACCGTTATGGGCGAATATCTTCACATACTGGAGCTTCGTGCTGAACTGGCTCGCATCGATCTTTAATACCGCTTACAAGCATTTGCAACAAGTTTGAAACTAAGTTGCAAGTGCTATTTTTATACCTAAAAGGAAGTGAAAGAATGAAAATCGAAGTAAGAGCGGACGGTCTGCATATCAGCGGATACGTAAACGTTACCGGAAAGCGTTCACGCCCTGTAATAACGCCGCGAGGAAAGGTCATTGAAACTATCGAGGAAAGAGCCTTTTCTGAGGCGATCAAGAACAGCGGAGAAGTAACGGTAACTCTTGACCATGACAAGGGACACGCCTATGCGAGCACAAGAGATAATACACTTACTCTTAGAGAGGATGCTATCGGTCTTCATGCCGAGACTCTTATCACAGACGAAACGGTAATAGAGATGGCGCGTAAGGGTAAGCTGAGAGGCTGGTCGTTCGGAATGTACAACGTACAGGATGAAATGGAAAGCAGAGGCACTGATGAATTACCGATACGCCATGTAAAGGGCTTCCTGCTTGACCATGTGTCTCTCATAAAGGATAAGGTCCCGTGTTATGCAGCGACCTCAGTTGAGTGCAGAGCCGGAGAAGATATTGACATCGAACAGCGCGGACTTGACATCGAGCCGGAACTCTATATTGAGAACAAGCCTGACTATACCGAGTATGAGAACAGGCTGAAAATGCTCGATTACGAGTGAAGGGCAATTGAACTTCGCGGATGGATCACCAGAAATGGACGGCATATCCTGATCGGTGATGAAGGCGGAGGTTCTTCCAGAGGAGCAGGCGGCAAAACTCCGCGCCTTTACAGCAACGGCGGTGCAAAGACTAAGAAAAAGGTTGACAAATCCGAAAAAGATGCTATAATTGAACATAAGGAAGAGATTATAGCTGATTTCAAGTCAACAAATTTCAATGGCGAGATTCATATACCGCCAAGAGAGATCGACGTGGATAGTCTTGGCTTTGATAAAAAGCATATAATGGACGAAAACCATGATGTCAATCTCAAAAGTGCAAGACAGTATATAAAAAACGCGAAAATTTCTGTAACGAAAGTTATAGAAGGCGAAGAGTTTGAGAACTATTATGGTGATAAAGGTGCAACGTATGTTAATATTACCAAAAATCTCATAAGAACATCATTCCCAAAAAAAGAGTTTAACCCCGGAACTGATAGGATACTCGATACTGTAAATAAGCACTTGAAGGAAAAGGAGTGATATAAATGGCCAAATGCCCACTTATTGATGATGAAATTGAACCGGGTGATTGCCTTGTAATAACCGATGTTGTTGATGAGATGTTCGGGAACGAGTCGTATATTCCCAACGAATTCAAGGTCAAGCCTAACTACAAGGAAATATGCAAAAAGTGCAAGGATCATGTAAGCACATGGGGCGAATCGAATAACGATTAAACCGTCTAAGTAATTAGGCGGTTTTCTTATACCCATCTGTGCAGTCAACTGCACACCTAATACGTTAAAAAGCGTTTGCAACCGACAAGAATGTCGGTCGCAGGCGCTATTTTTATATCCAAATAACGAAATGGAGGAAAAAATAATGAAAAATTTTATCGAAAGAAGAGCCGGACTTGTGGCTCTCCTCAATTCCATGCTGGAAGCGGTCAAGACCGAGAACAGAGCATTTACCGATGAGGAGACAAAGAAGTTTGACGAAATCGAAGCTGAGATCAAGCAGCTTGACGCTATCCAGACATCCTCTGGCGTGTAGACGGCGTAACTAATAACGGCATGATATACAGTCCATTAATTCCGAAAATGCAGCCGCCGACAATGGAATTACAGCCTCCGCGCCCTATGATACACGTATACGACAGCCGTGACAAGCAGATGTCCGGCAACGGATACGCTATCCTCGAACCTATCAGCTGTGAGGTCTATCACGAAGAAAACGGTACATATGAGGCAACCTTCGAGACATACTGCGACAAGTATCAAAAGTTCAGCTATTTGAAAAAGCAGGCGCAAGTCAAAATTCCTATACACTATCACGGTGAGTTGATAAACGAGGAATTTCGTGTCCGTCAGGTAACGCGAAAAATGGATAGTTACGGAAACTATCGTATCACAGCAATAGCACAGCACCGATTCTACGACATTTCACGCTATCTTATACAGGACTGCCGCCCGACAGCACTAAAAGGGCAAGCGGCACTGGACTGGCTTTTCTCTCACGGCTGGTACGGCAGTTTTTCAAACGATTTCACGTACTCTTCAGACATCGTCAAGACAGCAACTGCGTACTATCAGAACTGCAATGTAGTATCTGCACTGCTTGGCGTAGATCAAGCATTTGTCAATCGCTGGGGCGGAAGGCTATACCGGCACGGCAACTATTTTTCGTTGAATTCAGAAATGGAGAACTGCCGAAAATCCGGTGTTATCATGTACAGCTACAACATGACGGAAATTGAATTCGAGGAAGATGACTCGCAGCTGATAACAATTCTGAAAGCAGAGGACAACTTCGGAAATACCTACACGATCAGCAATCCTGATGTTCCAACGCAGGCTATACCGCATCACATCTACGGATATGCACGATTTAACTATGACACAAAAAATGTGCAGCAGTTCCATGCGGATGCACAAGCCTATTTCGATGAGCACAAGCAGTCAAAAATCAACATTACAGTGCGCTTTGCTAACCTGTCAGACCTCGAAAAGTACAGGCAGTATATAGATCTCGACAGCTTTGAGGTAGGCGATAGGATAACGGTGTATCATAGCGACCTTGACATCTACTACTCGAACCTCGAAATCATCAGCAAGCGCTTTGACGCTGTCGCTCAAAGGACTATGGAGATCCAGATCGGCAGTTTCAAGGGCGCGATCACACGCAGAACGTTTATGTCTGAAACAGTCAGCAGCGGAGATACTCCTGCTGACAAAGAAATCATTGCTATCAACACACAGCTCAGTGATATGACGCTCCGAGCGCTCAGAACTTGGGGTGGAGCTGCCGCCTATAAGTGGGGAGAGGTAGCAAAATACACATGGAAGGATGTGCAGAAATATGCCAACATCGACAACTAATTATGGGCTGATTAAGCCCGGCACAGATGATCCTATATTAATCGAGCAACTCAACGATAACGCAGACACCATAGATGAAGCGCTGAAAGATAATGTGGATGCAATCGAAAGTAAGCAGGACGCTCTCACCACTTTTCAGCTCGCTGCCGTGAACAGCGGAATCGACAGTGCGAAGGTGGCTCAGATAGCTGCTAACACATCTGATATTACGCTACTCCGCACATTTATGGCGTATGTAGGATATGCAGAAATATCGGAAGTCGAAAAACAAACTGATAATCCATATAGAATACGCTTTACAGCTACAAGTTATTATAGTGGTAGTGGAGTTGTTACAAGAACTGGTTTTTTGGCAGCGCGCTCGTTCCCATACAATACCGAAATAACAACCGAAAACTGCGATGGAGACATAGGCTTAGATAATTCGATGAGTGTAACATCTATGATTAATGACAACCGCGGAGACGGTCTTGGTGCAGTTGTAAAACCTTATATCGAAATAGACGGTGTACGTCACTACGGAGTTCAGCAACGTTATTTTTACAATGATTTATAAAGAAATGAGGCAAAGTAATGGACACAAACATCATAGTCGCAATGCTTTCACTTGTCGGCACTCTTGGAGGCTCGCTTGGCGGTATCCTCGTCAGCTCGAAGCTTACGAACTACCGCTTGCAGCAGCTTGAAAACCGTGTCGCGGAGCACAATCACTTCGCGCAGCGCCTGCCGGTAGTCGAGGAGCAGATCAAGGTCATCAACCACAGATTGGAGGACTTGGAACATGAAAATTAAGGACAGGCTTGCTAAGTTAATAGACGTAAAAACGCTGGTCACATTCACGCTGACCGGCGCTTTTACATATCTTGCAGTATGCGGCGAAATAGAACCGCAGATTTTTATGTCAGTTTACACGATGATAATCGGTTTCTATTTTGGTACGCAAACAATCAAATCCAAAAAGGAGGAAAATGAAAATGACTAAAAATGGTATCGACGTTTCTGAGTGGCAGGGAGACATTGACTGGTCTGCTGTCAACACAGATTTCGTGATAATTCGTGCCGGATACGGCAGGGAAGCATCCCAGAAGGATAAGAAGTTCGAGAGGAATTATGCCGGTGCAAAATCAGCTGGAATTCCCTGCGGCGCATACTGGTACAGCTACGCGATGAGCGAGGATGAAGCTCGCCGTGAAGCTGCTGTCTGCATCGAGATACTCAAGGGCAAGCAGTTTGAGTACCCCATTTACTTCGATGTTGAGGAGCAGAAGGTATTCGCTCTCGGACGCGAGAAGGTCAGCGCAATCATCAACGCATTCCTTACAGAACTCGAAAATGCAGGCTACTATGCCGGACTGTATATGTCCTCATACTTCCTGACTAACTACACGACTGACTATATCAAGAAACGCTTCACGATATGGGTTGCCAACTACGATGTGGATAAACCAGCGTACAGCGGCGACTACGGTATGTGGCAGTCAGGCAAGGGGCGTGTTGCAGGCATATCCGGCGATACTGATGTCGATGAGTGTTACCTCGATTATCCGCAAATAATCAGGGACGCAGGAGACAACGGCTTCGGAAGTCCCTCGAAGCGCACGTTCAGTCCGGACAACTCCGCAGACGTTAAGGATCTTCAGCTCGCGCTTATCACTCGCGGCTACGACTGCGGTCCTGCCGACGGCATTATCGGTCCGCGTACAACTAACGCCATGTTTTGCGCTCTTGCAGATATGTGGCTCAAATAGTACAAAAATCCCCTCTGAGGTTCAGTCCTCGGAGGGGTGTTTTTGTATAAGATTGTGTGTAAAATGTGTGTAAAGTGCTTGTTTACGCCTATAATACGTTATATAAAATTAAGAAATCATTAAGTTTGATTTTGAAAATATGTGTTGATTGCAGATTCAGAATAAATCATATCATATGGAAAATTAAAAGTCAAATTAAAAGTGCCTGATGAGGTGATTGTAAGAAGGCATTGAAGTCTGCTGAAAAATGTGGTATAATAATTATATAATAATGGAACAGGAGCTGCATAATGGAAAAGATACGCAGACATATCAAATTCTATGGTTACGTTCAGGGAGTAGGATTCCGCTGGAAAGCAAGCAATACAGCGCGCAGACTTGGCATAAGCGGTTGGGTTAAAAATCTTCCTGACGGCTCGGTTGAAATGGAAGCGGAAGGAACTCCGCGTGACATTGATGATCTTATCGAAGCGCTTGAAAATCACTCATGGGGGAGTGTTGAAAGGATAGAAGCTGACAGCATACCTGTACACGGTGATTACAGTTTCGATGTAATATAAATGAGGAGCAGGCAAAAAGGCTGCATGATAATGATTCATGCAGCCTTAAAATTATATCCCTAATGTAAGTCCGCTGACCATCCAGTGTCCGTCAGCGAAAACTATCTGGAGATCGGCAGTTTCCTTTGAGCCGTAGTTATCATATTCAGCCAGAACAGAGTACCCGCCTTCAAAGGATTTCTCTATCGTAACTTTTCCGCCGGAGTAATGGAAGCGTGCGCCTCTTGGCTGATTCCGGACATACAGAACGCCGTCGACATCAATGCATAAAGGTGCATCAGAATCGAGAATAAACGAATAATCACGGCTGATGAATTCAGGTGTAAGGAATCTATGCATCATCCGGCTTATCCTGTGTACTGAATCATAGTTTGATTCAGTACACTTATAGTAAACATTGCCGTTAGGATCAGTATAAGACTGTGATTCATCGAACTGAAGTCCGCCGGAGGCTATTTTTTCAACAGAATTGACTGTATTCAGCATTTCGACTGCGACAGCCTGAGAAGGTGCATTGGGATCAGGGACTTTGTTTTCAGTATTAACTGTGACAGCAGCTTTGGTCGCAGCTGAGGGAGCGATGTCTTCCGTATTCTGAGCGGCAGTTTCAGAGTTCTGCTGGGCAGAGGTTGCCGGGAGGTTTTCGGAGGTCGTAACAGCAGCCGAGGAAGCTTCGGATGACGAAGCCTTAGCAGTTGAAGAGTTATTTGAAGATGCAGTGCTTACTGAACTGCCGCAGCCTGTAAGTAAAGCACCTGTAAGCATAGCGATAATGAGTGTAGATTTTTTGTTCATGATACATTACCTTTCATTTTTATAAAATTGATCAGAGTTGATAGTCCTGTAATTATTTTTTCACCAACTCTCTGAAAATAGCGTCTTTATCATAATCGCCGTATGGCAGACCGGGGATTTCCTTATAAGCCTTGCAGACAGAAAGGCTCAACTCAGAGAGTACAGCGCTCATCTGTTCTTCGGTGAAGCCGGATTCACCTGTGACGATCATCGTAGCGAAGCTATAAACTGTCAGCCATAGATCGCGGTAGTAGCAGTCGGCAGTGAAGGAGTCGAGATTGTATATGCTCATTATCGAATCCCTTACCATGTCCTGTGACATTTTCAGCGATTCCATAGCACCGCCTGTTACTCCGTCAGGTTTTGTGAGGTACAGCAGCTTATACAGCTCAGGCTCTTCCTTGGCAAAGGCGATATACTGCAAACCGACACCGAGAAATGGTATCTTCTGCTGTAATCCGTTCCTGATATATTCTTTGTGGATGTCTTTGGCTGCAATGTAG